GCAGTCTGGTCTGGGAAAGCACAATTCTTTCCTTTGGAAAAGTCTGCTATAATCACAGAAATCGTTGACTACCCGCAAAAGGCTATGTGCCGCATCTGGTTAGCGGGCGGTGATCTGGATGAATTGATGGATGCGGAAATATCTATTGCTCATTGGGCAAAAATACACGGATGTGACGGTATGGAGATCGTGGGCCGTAAGGGCTGGTCTCGACAACTCAAAGACTACCGCGAGAGCGCGGTTGTACTGACAAGGAACTTTAGCGATGAGTAAAGGCGGCGGAACAACACGGCAGGTGACGCAGACCCTGACGGACCCAACCACGGCACCGTTCAAGGAGTTTGGATTAGGTGAGGCACGGCGTCTATATGAGGCGGGACCACAGCAATACTACCCCGGCCAAACTGTTGTCGGGTTCTCGCCTGAATCGCAAGCCGCTCTGGCTGGCATCCGACAGCAGGCGATAACCGGCTCCCCGTTCATCGGTGCCGTTCAGGACGTTGTGATGCAGAACCTGATGGGGACCAACCCGCTACAGTCTGCCGCGTTCCGCCCCGCCATTGAGGCGGTAGAGGCGCAGGCCGCTAAGGCGAGGCGCTACGGCTCCGGCTACCAGCAGGCGGCTGTCGCTGAGGCGCTGGCGCCGTATGCTTATCAAGCTCAGCAGGCGGCGATCCAACAAGCCCCTGCGGTTCGCCAATTTGGGTTCGCTGACCTTGAGACGTTGGCGGGCGTGGGTGCCGCAAGAGAGGCTCAGGCTCAGGCAGAACTCACCGCCGACATCGAGCGCTTCCAGTTTGAACAGCAGGCACCGCAGGCGGCGTTGGCTAACTACCTCGCCGCTGTTCAGGGTGGCGAGCTTGGCAGGCAAGAGATCAAGCCGGTTTACAGGCAACCTGCTCTCAGCGCCCTTGGCGGCGCCCTTACCGGCGCTAAAATTGGCGGGATGATGACGCCACAAGGCACGGCTGTTAGCCCAATGTACGCCCTTGGCGGCGGCCTGCTCGGCGCATTTGGCGCATAGGAGAAATAGATGTCTAACGGTGACTTCGGCAGACTAGAGTTTTTAAGGCGCTTAGGGCGGTTGCCGTCACAGGCGCAGATGGTGCAACAGCCATCGATGGGACCGGCTCGCGTCCCGCCTTCAATCGTGCGCCAGCCAGCCGCCCCTACCCTGTCCCCAAGCATGCAGAGGCTCGCGGATTTGAACGCGGCTCGATATGTTGCTGGCGTCCCCTCGCTATATCGTATGCCATCCCCTGCGGCACAGCCCGCCGTTGCTGGCGGCCCACAACTGCCGCCGCCTCCAACGCAGATGGCCCGCCCCGCTGGCCTGACGCCGATGGACAGGGCTGGCCTCGCCGCTGGCATTGCGGGCTTGCAATACGCTGGGCCACAGACTCAACCGACATCATTCGCTCAAGGTCTGGGCGTTATGGCTCAGGCGGGGCTTGAGGCGTATGATGTGGCGCGTCAGCGTGAAGCTGAGGCGCAGAGAGCAAAGCGGGAGGAGGCCTATCAAGCCGCAAATCTCGCATTGAAATACGCTCAGCTTGAGGCGCAACAGGCTCCAAGCCGGTCAAGCGCGGCGCAGAAGCTCATCGAGGCTGGGTATAAAGAAAATACCCCAGAGTTTCAGGAGGCTATGCGTAAGTATTTAGAAAAGCCAACGGGCACAAACATCAATATGGCCAGCGAAACAGAGTTTGCCAAACAATCTGTTAAATATGCTTTCACGGCGCTCGGAGATGCAGACAAGGCCATTGCTCAGGTTAGAGACCTTGAGCCAAGGCTTGAGCAAATCACAAATATTTTGGCTTCTGGCGAGGTTGACACTGGCCGGATTGCGTCTTTGACCTTCCCGTTCAGGCAAATTCTTGCTGAGTCAAACATGCTATCTTCAGAAGAGGCCGAAAAACAATCGTCCGAAGAGCTTTTGAGATCAGCCATACAGTACATCATCCCAAGGATGCGTGTTGTTGGCTCTGGCTCAACATCAGACAGAGAAATGAACTCCTTCGCACAAGCCGCGCCTAATTTTGCGAACAGCACACTTGGCAACCAAAAGATTGCGTCTGGCATGACCCAAGTTATCAAATATCAAAAAGAGCGGCGCAATCTGATGGACCGGTACATGATGGACCCAGACCTCGGAAACGGCACACTTATGGGCTTTAACAAGTGGGCTGACGAGAAGCAGGGAACCATCTTTAAGACATACACCACTGACGAATCTTTTGATGAGGCGGTCCGTTCTGGCGAGCTTAAAATTGGCGACCTGTTCTTTGACGGAGAGAACTACATGATCCTAGAAAAGAGACACACTGAGGGGATACTATAATGGGGTTGCCAAAATCAGACACAGAAATGGAAGGCAGGGTTCCTCAACAAACCACAGAGGACATCCTTTACGGCATTGGCAGGGCTATCGCTCAGGGGCTAACCTTCGGAACGGCAGATGAGGCTGAGGCTTTCGTCCGTTCTCAGTTTGTGTCTGGCGGCAAGTCATACGCCGAAGAAGTCGCAAAAATAAGGGAAGAGCAGGCTAAATTTTCAAAGGCGCACCCATACGCCGCCTTTGCGGCTGAAATAGTCGGTGCGATCCCGTCAGCTATGGCGGGCGGGGCTGGTCTGGCTCGGCTTGGCGTAACTGGCGTTGGCAAGGTGGCGGCGATTGAGAGCGGTGCTTATGGTGCCGGTGCCGCTGAGGGCGGCCCTGTAGAGCGAGCAAAGGGTGCCGCAATTAGCGCGCCCCTTGGCGTTGCGGGTGCTAAGGCTTTGCAGGCGGCTACGCCGGTGGTGTCTCAGGCCGCATCCCAGCTTTTGCGTGAAGGTATCCCGCTGACAGTCGGCCAAAGGCTTGGCGGCGGCTTCAAGAGCCTTGAGGAGAGGCTCGCAGGCTTCCAGTTTATTGGCGAGCCGATCAAGAGGGCTGAGCAAACGGCTCTAAACGCCTTTAACCGCGTGGCAATGGATAAGGCTATCGCGCCCCTTGGCAAAAAAATTCCAAAAAACCTTACCGGACAAGACGCATTTGCATACGCAGATAATCTTGTGAATGAAGCATATGCTCAGGTTTTGCCAAAGTTAAGCGTCACAACCGACCCGCTTGAGACCGCGGCGGTAAAAATACTGGAGCTTGACGACATCGGCCTCACAACAGAGTCACAAGAAATCTTCTCAAAGAAGGCGCAGGCTCTTTTGTTCAATAGGGCAGAAGATGGGGTGCTATCAGGAGAGGCATTAAAGAAGGCGGAATCTGACCTTGGCGCCGAAGCCATAAGGATGATTGCTCGCGGTTCTTCTCAGGAAGCTGACGCAGGTCGGGCGCTATTTAATTTGCAATCGTCTCTCCGGCAAGAAGCTGTGTCTCAGAACCCTGTTGCTGGGGCAGACTTGCAGAAGGCAAATCAGGCTTGGAAGCAACTCCAGCCGGTTCAGAAGGCTGTTGTTACCGCCGCATCTGGCACGGGCGGCAGGTTCACACCGTCTCAGCTTCTGCGCGGCATGAGAGGCTTTGAGGCTGGCCCAAGAAAGAAGAAATACGCCAGAGGTGAGCTACCTATGCAACCGTTCGCTCAGGCGGCGCAGGATGTTATGGGGCGCACAATACCAGACACAGGCACCGCTGGCAGAATGGACATCATGAGCGGGGCGCTTGACCCGCTTCGCCTCACTGGAAGGATCGCCGGAAGAATGGCCACAGAGGCAATCTACGGCTCGCCTGCGGGTTCTGCATTATTAACGCGCGGCCTTTTGCAAGCGCCACTCGAAGGCGCTAGAAGGGCTGTGCCTATGCTTTCCGCGACACAAGGCGTGCCTATGGTTGAAGAGCGTACATCGGGCCTGCTAGACGCTTACTACCCCTAATCCCGCCCATATGTTAAAATCAGCGCCAAGCAGAGGAGCGCTTCATGAGTAAAGACAAGCTCACCGATTACGACCCCGTAGCCGTCAATAACACCGACATCGGCGGTATATCGCTGGCCGAAGGGGTGATGGTCCCTAGCGACCTGAACAACGCGCTCAGGGAAGTCATGAGCCACCTCGCGGACTTCGCGGATGGCACCACTGGCGTTGACGTTTTAACGCTACAGGACGATGACGCCAGCGCGTCTATCAAGCTACAGGCGCCGTCAGAGGTCACGACCACCACGACATTCACCCTGCCGGATGGGGACGGGTCAAACGGTCAGGTGATCTCGACCAATGGTTCTGGCACTTTGGCGTGGACAACCATAAGCGAGTTCAGCCTGCCATCTGGTCTGATCTTCCCATATGGCGGCGCAACTGCGCCATCTGGCTACCTCTTGTGCTTTGGCCAAGCAATCAGCCGGACAACTTATGCCGATTTGTTTACCGCTCTTGGGACGACATATGGCTCAGGAGACGGATCGACCACGTTCAACGTGCCGGACTTGCGCGGGCGCGTTATCGCCGGTCAGGACGATATGGGCGGCACGTCAGCTAACCGCCTCACCGACCAGTCTGGCGGCTTGGACGGCGACACATTGGGTGCAACAGGCGGCGCAGAGACGCACACACTGACGGGCGCTGAGAGCGGAACATCAGCCCACGGCCACACGATCAGCGGCGGCATTTTGTCTGGCCCCACAAGCGCCCAATCATCTGGCCTTCACAGTAGAGGCGACCTTACGAATGTGCAGTATAACGAGGGCTTTGACAACTTCACGGTTGCCAACGCAACCGAGGCTGACGCTTCATCGGCACACAACAACGTCCAGCCAACCATCGTACTGAATTACATCATCAAGACATAGCGAGGGGCTGACATATGTCCAAGGATAAGCTCACCGATTATAGCGCCACCAATTCGCTGAACACGGACGTTGGCGGCGTTAACATTGACGAGGGCATGCTCCCCTCAGACGTGAACAACGCCCTGCGCGAGGTGATGACGCACCTGAAGGACTTCGCGGAAGGCACGCAGGCGGTGAACAACATCAGGTTCGCGGGCGCAACCACCACAGGCGACATCAATTTCGGCGACAACGACAAGGCCGTGTTTGGTGCTTCATCAAATCTAAGTGTCTATTTTGACGGTTCAAACAGCTACGTTGATGAGCAAGGTAGCGGCGGCCTTTTGATTAGAGGCACAAATCTAAACCTGACGGATTCTGCTGGCGTTAGATTTTTGCGCGGTGAATCTGGTGGACCAACTCGTTTTTATCATCAAGGTACTGAAGTCTTAACAAGCACCGCCACTGGCGCGGACATCACCGGAACGCTGACTGCGGATGGGCTGACTGTTGATGGGGATGCTACTATTTCCAGCGGAACACCTACACTGCAATTAACAGACACTGGTGGCACAAATCAGTTTGCTACACTCAAACAGGACGGCAGCAATCTAAAAATACTGTCACGAAACAATACTGTGTCTGGCGGCATTTTAATGCGCCGAAATGTAGGCGGCACAGAAACAGACGCTATTCAACTGTCAGCTAACGGCGACATCAGCTTCTACGACAGCACAGGCACCACGCAAGGTTTCTTCTGGGATGCCTCGACACAGCGGCTTGGGCTGGGGACTACGAGTCCTGCTACTAAATTGGATATAGACGCAGGGAACGTCTTGTCATTTGGCGATGCTAGCTACGGTGTTGTTGGCGGTGTAACATATCCCGGCATTGTTGGCGGTGCGGGCAATATTCTTTTTGCTAATAAGAATTACGGTAATGCTGCGGTTGGTTTAGGTTTTTATAATTCAGGTACTTATGAGCCAGTGGTAACCGTTAGAACGTCTGGCAACGTGGGCATCGGCACTGCGGCACCATCTAGAGCGATTCATGTTGTATCTTCTGGCTTAAATATCGCAACTTTTGAAGCGTCAAATGGTGATTCCATAGATTTAGGATATGATAGTTTAAGTGCAAGCCGAACTGGTGATTTCTTTATCGACAATAGAGATGCGTCAGGGAACAACATCCAATATCGTTGCGGTTCTAGTGCATCGCACATTTTTAATATTGGAACTACCGAAGCCGCACGCATTGATTCGAATGAACGGTTCTTAGTCGGGAAAACTGCTTACGGCTCTGTAAGCACCGATGGCACGGCTATAGACCCAAGCTTTTTTCAGACATCTGCCAGCAATGATAGGCCGATGCTAGTCAACCGAAATGGGACTGACGGCAATCATATTGAGTTTTTCAAGGCGGGTTCTCCAACGGGTAGTATTGGTACAAATAGTTCCAGAACATATATCGGCAGTGGAAGTGGACAGTCTGGAATAAAGTTTAATACAAATGCTATTGTTCCAGCGGCAGGAGCGGATGGCGCAAACTCTGACAATACTTATGACTTAGGCATTTCTTCTGCCCGCTTCAAAAACCTCTACCTAAACAATGTTGCCTATCTGCAAAACATTCGTGGCGTAAATGACACTGACAGCGGTATTGATGTCAACGGCACCAATATCGTTACGTTCCGCACTGGCGGTAGCGAAAGGGCGCGGGTGACATCGACTGGCCAACTTCTCGTGGGCCAGACAACCAATCAAGCCCACCTTAATACCGCAACAGGTGACGGTTTAACAATAACTCAATCAGGCGAAATCAACCAAGGTACAACTGGTGAGTCGATGATATTAAATCGGCGAGGCAGTGACGGAATTATCACCAGATTCCGGCGTGAGGGGAACAGTGTAGGCTCTATCAATGTCACCGCATCCGGCACCACCTACAACACCACCTCCGACCTACGCCTAAAGGAAAACATCGAGCCGCTAGTCGCTACAGACAAGCTGATGGCGATGAACCCAGTGTCGTACAACTGGAAGGCTGACCCTGACGGCCCACGTTCTATGGGCTTCATTGCACAAGAGATGCAAGAGGTAATGCCAGAGGCTGTGGCTGTTGGCGATGATGAAGATGCGATGATGTCTATGGACTACGGACGCATCACACCGATATTGGTGTCTGCACTGCAAGATGCACATCGTAAGATTGAAGAACTGGAACAGCGTATTGCTGATATGGAGGCTAAATAATGTCTAGCTTTGGACCTAAAAATCAAGCACCGTGCGTTTGGTGCAAGTGGACAGGAAATGTCAATCCGCCTTCGATACAGGACAGCTTTAACACCTCTTCAATCACGGATGGCGGAACTGGAATTTTTGATATAAATTTTTCTAACACAATGGCAAACGATGACTTTTCTGGCTCCGCAGGAGGTGATACTTGGGGCGGGTCTACGACATTTGATGATGGCGGTGGCAGTAGCACAACCAAACTCGATGTTGGTGGCTGGAATGATGCGGCGGCCAGACAGGACCAAGCGCAAATGTGCTGTGTTGTCGTGGGAGACTTAGCCTAATGCACTTGCTTGACCGCATAACAAAGGCAAAGCAACGTCTTGAGCCACACCAGACAGAGTATGCTGTTGTGTATGAGGACGTTGATATGGACTGCTGTGCTGTTATGCACCCTGACCCTCACGCTATGTCTGCATTAATGGACGGCGGTGTGTTCCCGCCTGTCTGGGTTTATTGGGAATTGGCAAAGGACGAGGCACAGCCTGATTTCAAACGGCACACTAGAGGCTATCTGTTGCACGACACGCCAAGAGAAGGGCCAAAGACAGAACGTGAAGCCCTGTTGTATTTGATTATGAAGGATGTGCCACAACATATCTGGCGTAACTATGAGACTAGCAACAGCGTCAAGATGAAGATTTGCAAACGTGAACAACTGCCAGACAGAGAGTTCCGAAACGCTTGGAGAATAGCGGCATGACAACATACATCGTAGATAAAGACGGCAATGAGATTGATGCCGCCAACGCAACGGTGCCAAGCGATAGGCACTTTCGCAATGCTTGGGCTTTGGATGGCACGGTCATATCAGAGGATTTAACTGCTGCTAAAGCTATCTTTGCTGACAAAGTGCGTGAAGCTAGAGGCCCACTGCTTGAGGCTCTGGATACTGATTATATGAAAGCCCTTGAGACAGGCGCAGACACTGCACAGATTGTAGCTGATAAACAGGCGTTGCGTGATGCGCCTACTGCTGGTGACAGCGCAACAACCATCACTGAACTGAAAGCGGCGTGGCCTTCATGCTGTGGCACTAGCCCATACGAGGAGTAGAAAATGGCAAACACATACACTTGGGCGTTTAACTTTGACGTCTGCAACCAACCACAAAACGGTCACTTGGACCTAATCACCACGATTCACTGGCGCATCAGTGCTACCAGCAGTAGCGTTGTTGACGCTGAAGGCAATCCACTGTCTGTCTCAGCATACGGCACAGCGGCTGTAGCAACGCCAGAGGAAGGCTGTCCTGATTACATCGCCTTTGACGACATCACACCTGATTGGGCGAAGGAAAAGACACTGGCATCGCTCGACAAGACTGAGGCTGAATTGCAGGCTGTTCTTGATGAGCGGATGGCTGAGATGGCGGCACCGCCTGTGCGTCAGGCAGTGCCAGCAAGTTGGAGCTAACAATGGAAATGTCCGGCCTCATAGATTTGCTCATTGGACTGGTCATCGCTGGTGGTGGCTGGTGGGTCAACCGTATGGCTGATGAACAAAAGAGGCTGGAGATTTTATTGAACAGAACCCGCGAGGACTACGCCACAAAAGCAGATGTGCGTGAGGATATGCGTGACGTTATGGATGCGCTAAACCGTCTTGACGCCAAGCTGGATAAGCTGATGGGCCGCGAATAATGTGGTTCATGCTTTCCTACTTTTTGTGTTCGTGGGTCTTGCCGAGGACCAACGCCTTGTCAGCAATGACCTCTACTTTCGTAGCCTCGCCGATTGTGTCTGGTACGCTCAGACGCTACATCGGCAGGGTTCCAACATAACCGCTTATTGCCTGCCCAAGCTGGTGCCGGAAGGGACGCGCATTTATGATTGACCCGATTTCTGCCGCCGCAACAGCATCAGCCGCCTTTAGCGCCCTTCAGCGCGGCTTTCAGGTCGCTCGCTCCATAGAAGATATGGCGAGTGACTTATCGCGATGGGCCTCAGCGATGAGCGACTTGGAGTTCGCCCACAAGCAGGCCCAGAACCCGAGCATATTCAAACGTGTTTTCTACTCGCAGTCCATCGAGGCCGAGGCGATGGAGGCTTTCGCCGCCAAGACCCGCGCCGAGGAACAACGCGCCCAGCTCAAGCAGTATATACAATATACCTACGGCCAATCGAAATGGGATGAGCTGGTCCGAAAAGAGGGCGAAATCAGGCGCATTAGAAAAGAGACGGTGCATCGGCAGGCTGAAAGGCGCCGCAAGTTCCTAGAGATCGTGGCCATAGCGCTGGTGGTTGTCTCCGGCGTGGGAGCGCTTATACTGCTTGTGATGTGGCTGAAGGGGATGCAGTAGCATTGTCAACACGCACTGGCTTGATCGG